GGCTTTATGCCCGCAACTAGTCATTCAGGTAGAGGCATAGCACCATTCCATGATTGTCAAAGGTGCGGTTATACTTATCGTGTAACCGAATTGAAACGACAACTTGGCTTGATACTATGCCCTACCTGTGTAGATAACACGATTGCTTGGCAGCGTCCTATTTTGATAGCTGATAAGCTATCTTTCGTCGCAGACGAGGAACTTCGGGTGGCGGATATTCTAAAAGAAAATCTATCCGACGATATTAATTCTCTATCGTCTTAACAATTAGCCGCGAAAGCGCAATCCAGAAAGGATTAAGTTAAGATGCCACATACTCAGTCAAGGTATCAACAGGATTTAGGTTTCACAGATGGTCGAGTTTTTGTAGGCCCAGGGGACATATTGGTAGACGTGATAGCTCAGGTAACTGCTGTTTCTGGAACTAGGAACGCTGTTGCGAATTGGTCTATTAATCACGTAGCCGCTGCGAATACGACTAACTATGCGATAAATCTTACCAACGTTATTTTAAGGCGCTCTGGCTTCGGTGAAGATTTACAAGAGCAGTTTGGAGGGACTGGTATCCCTGGATCGGCTCAGCCGCAGGTTTATAGACCTGATGTTATTCCGGCTATGTCTGCTGCACAGCAGTTAGCGCCGAGAACTGCGTTAAAGCTAAAAGGAATAAAGCTCCTTAGCTTTGATGTTATTTATGTTATTGGCGTGGCTAATCTGACTGGTCATACCTGTAGAGTAGATCAGACCAATTTCTCAAACAACGTAGCTATCGCTCCAACTGCAGTTCTAGCTACTGGGGCTAATGGTCTACAAACAGTAGTACAGGCGAATCCGTATGTTACGAACGTGGCGCTCCCTGCGAATCAACAGGTTTATCGAAACGTAATCGACTCACAACTTTGGATAGAAATAGCCTCGGTAACGGCAGCCACTTCTACGTATTCGCTTTATGGACTAGACTGCTTAGTAGAGTATAATTATAACTGAGTCGGAGGCTTAAATGGCAGTTCAATTCTGCATAGTGTGTGGCCGCGCCTCAAACAGGACCTGGAACAACAACAACGTTTATGGTACGGCGTTTGTTGCTTGTGATTTTCATTCGCAGAATGCAATTCAAGCTGCCGCCAAGAGTGGTGGCTCGGCTGTTCCATCTATTCAAAATATACCTACTTCGCATCATGAGAGAGGCAATTCATAAGGATATAGAATATGAATCTCGCATCAAATCCTTGGTCTTTTACCTCCACTGATGTTCCAGCGGCAGTTACCGCTGCGGCATCACCAACGGGGATGATTCAGCAGGGAACTACTTTAGGACAGCCCGGCTTGGCGTCCGTTTTACTAACAACGACAGGTGCCCATGGTCTTTCTGCGGGTCAGTACATAACCTATGTCGCTGATACTAACGGTCGTTTTCTGGGTCTTTATCAAGTTATCGCCGTTCCAACCGCTACAACTGCGTTGTTGGCGAATATTTCTAGTCCAACTAAAGGATCGCCTTTTAATACTGTTTTAGCCGCCTCTGGCGGAGGCTCTGTTTTGGTATGTCAATGGCCATGGATGATTCGTGCAGAGGATATATCTGTTCTAGCCACTGGAGCACCTGGGGCTACTTCTCTATCACTTCTTGATAGAAACGGCAATCCAATATGGACCTTTATTGGAGTAGCTACTGCCGAAGGCTTTCAGGCCCAAAATAGAGGAAAGGTTCTTTGGACCGATGGCTTAACTTTACAGTCGATACCTGTGAACTGTACTGTTTTAGTGACGATTAACTAACATGGGAAAAGATCTATCCGAACTCGCTTCTTACATGCAGCCGTTAGTCGAGGAACTTCTCTCGCAGGCTACGGCTGCAGGCATAGAGCCTGTAGTCGTGGATACTGGGCGTTCTATGGAAGAACAAGTTGAGAAACTAAGATTAGGCGTTTCATGGACCACTCATTCCAAGCATTTGCCGCAGCCTCCGGAAAATAAAAGCGAAGCTGTTGATATAGTTCCTAGAATATGCATGTCTATGAAATTCTGGGGCTGGAATGGCACTATCGAAAATAGTCATCCGCATTGGGGTATATTAATTAAAATAGGCGAAAGCCTAGGTCTCCATTGTGGAGTTCATTTCCCTAATCCTGATCCAGGTCATTTTCAGTATATACACGGAGTTTAGGATGAGTTTTATTATCATTTCCGAAGGAGGCGATGGTCTAGGGCTGGCGCTCCGTTTAGAAGAAGAAGGTCACAAAGTCTCAATGCTTATTAAAGATCCGATTGCTGAACAAAGAGGAGAGGGTTTAGTCGATAAAATCAATGCGCCAGAATTTAACTCTATTCTACTGGCTGATTGTACTGGTAGCGGAGTTTTACTTGATTCTTTTCGGGCGAACGAGGGTCGTACTTTTGCGGGTTCTGGAGTGGCTGATAGATTAGAGTCGGATAGAAAATATGCTAGTGAGATTTTTGAAGAGGCTGGCATTAAGGAACCGTTTTCTAAGGAATTTACGGAGTGGGAAACCGCATTTCAGTTTATCACGGAATGGACAGAAGATACAAAATTAGTTTTTAAGCCCGAAGGGAAATATAGTGGAGTAATTCCAAGCTATGTTCCACATGATAATAAAGAACTTTTTGAAATGATGGAGCATTATAAAGGATTGATCGGAAATGAGCCAGAATTCACTTTACAAGAATTCATTGACGGCGCGTGTATCTCAAGCGAGGTCTGGTGCGCCAAAGGTAAAATGCTCTCTCCGATAAATCATACATACGAACGTAAGCAGTTACTAAATGAGGATCTCGGACCTTCTGGTGGCTGCACGGGGAACATAATTTGGGTTTGTCAAGAAGAGAGTTGTCCTTTATGTGAGAATTTATTTAAGATTGAGAGATTTTTGGAAGGAACACAGTGGAATGGGCCTATCGACATTAATACGGTAGTGACTAAAGAAGGCGATATATACGCGCTAGAGTTTACTCCTAGGATGGGCTATGACGCTTTCCCAACACTTTTGTATGGGCTTTTTGACGGGGACTTTGGAGCCTTCGTCTCAGATTGCTGTAGGGGTGATTCTCCCGAACTCCCGCTCAAAGATGGCTTCGCTGCGGGTATTAGGATTTCGGTCCCGCCCTGGCCGTCCGAAGATTTTCACTCCAAGTCAGGTCTTCCAATCCGCGGATTATCTAAATCTAGTCTCGATAAATTCTATCCTTACGAGGTTAGTCTCGAAGGCGATAGAATAGTTACATCCGGAGGATGGGGTATTGTGGGCGTAGCAATAGGTTATGGAGAAACTGTCGAGGGTGCCTTTAATGAAGCGTACAAAGTTGCGTGGAAAATTAGAATACCTGATCGGCAGTTCAGAACGGATTTAGCAGAAGTGTTTTCTTCCGATATGCGAAAGATGCAGCACGCGATGAGAGAGGTAGTACGATAATGAAAGGACGAATAAGGCGATTTGAAACAACATCAGAATACTATAAAGATGTAAGAAAAAAGCTAATTGAAAAATTAGGCGGTAAATGTATTAAATGTGGTTTCTCGGATCATCGTGCACTCCAATTTGATCATGTTAATGGAAAAGGTTATGGAAACGCTTATAAGGAACATAGGACCTTTTTGAGATCATACAAGGTTGTTAAAGATGCAATCAGAAATAACACCGGTGAGTTTCAGCTTCTTTGCGCTAATTGTAATTGGATCAAACGTGTTGAGAATAAAGAATATGGAACGACTAGCAAAGGAATGTCTTCTTTTTTGAATAACATAAGTGTTTAGATAAAGAACACATATGCCATTTCCTCCGTCATTTACGAATTTGTGGGACACGACTTTCCCGCTCGACACTGAGTTAGCGAATCTTATAGGTGCCAACCTGCGTCAACTCCGTGTTGATGTAATGCAGCGTCTTAGCTTGTTAAGCGGAACATTAGTTAATCGACCGACACCTGAGATAGCAAATGCTACGTGGGGCGGGGCTGGGTTCGGTCTCATATTCATTGCTACCGATACCTCTCAGATTTTTCAGTGGAATGGTGCTGCTTGGGTTCAAATTTCTGTGGCGGGAGGAACCTCCGATTATGACGATTACTCCCCTGTTCAATTTATAGCGGTAGCTCCAGGAGCAATTAGAACTATCAATATCCCTATAGGAGCTGTTCAGAATCTAAGTCTAGTTAGTTCTTTTATCGAAATCGAAACTTCTTTTACAATAACCGGCGCAACTGGACCTTCTCCTGGATATGTACTAAAGATTAATGGAACTACAGTTTTAAACGTAGGTCTAGCCGCTAATGCCGGTCCAGTACGTACAAAGACTACTGTGGTTATTTCATCTGGGACAGTACCTCGCGTCACTTCTCTTCTTCAAGATAACCTAAATACAGCCTCTCTACCTACTGTTACAAGAAGTACCTTGGGGGTTATTGATGGGACTGCTGTAGTCGCAGTTCAAGATTCATTTAGCGGGTCAACTACAATTACTGCGACAGCCGATTATATGCATATTCGCGTGAGAAAATAAATGCCAGTCGTTCAACAACGCGAACAGCTACGCTCAGAAGAATATGCTGAGTTTCCTATTACCGGGCCTTTCGGAGGTATCCAGTCCGAATTACCGCTCGATCAGATAGAAACTTTTGGATTCGCTGATTCTCCTAATTTTCTATTTAGAAAAGGCATAGCCTACGTTCGCCCTTCCTTTGCTATTCTACCTGCGTTCCCTGTAAATCCTGGAAGTCCTGTCCTAGGCGTAGCCGATTTCTATACCAAGAACGGTGCTAGAATTCAGACTGTTTTGACTTCTACGAATCTGTTTCAATGGAATCCAGGTACTCAGACGTGGACTCAGATAACTGGCCCTCCGGCTTTTAGCGGCTCTGCTACGCAGATTTTTACTTGGGATGTTTTAAACAATCAGCTCTGCTTCTCGCAAGGCGCCGATAAGATTTTTATATGGGACGGTATAGCAGCTTCTTATACTCAGGTAGCAACCGCGCCGGCCACTAATCACATAGCCGAAATAGGTCTTCATTTAATGACCTTGAATAATCTTGAAGGCGGTGTCCAGTTTACTCAACGATATAGATGGAGTGGAATCGGAGATCCTACGGACTGGACTTCGTTCTCCTCTGGAGCTAACGATAATCTTAATAATCTCGGTCCTGGACAAGGACTTCTTAAACTCGGTCAGTATGGGTATGGGTGGCATATTAACGGGATTATTCAGATTCAGCCGACTGGGATAGGCTTAGCTCCGTACTTCTTCTCCACAATAGCAAACGCGAGCGTTGGAGAATTTGCTGCTAGAACACTGGATCATTTTAATAAAGACGGTGTTGAATGCGCTGTTTATGTCGGCTTTGACAATGTTTATATCTTTAATCAAAGCTCCGTTATTCCGATAGGTGATGCTCCAATAGATGGTCGCCGTAGGCTGGGAGCGCGTTCTAGAATTTTTAATGATCTAATCTCCGGAAACCCAGCCAATGCTTATGGCTACGTGACACAGAATATAAAGGGACAGGTTTTTAATGCTTACTGGCTTATTATTCCTAACGTTAGTACTTGGGTCTTTAATTTAGATGAAGGAAATTGGACTAGATTTACCTATCAAGGTATTCAAACCGTGATGGGCAAATTCTTTAATCCAACTGGCGTTAGAATTATTGATCTTGTTGGCAGAATACAAGATCAATCCTGGACATTCGCTAATTTAGGTACGAATTCATTAGATGGCGTAATCTTGGGCTTTGGTAATGGTCAAGTTGGTTATGTAGATTTTACGAATTATTCGGAGCAACCTGCTCAAATTAAATCAGGTAAACACGTTTTCGGAGATAGAAGACATAAACATACTGTTAAAAAATTTAGACTTGTGGTCTTTGATCAAGGACCAGTTACCTATACGATAACAGTTTCTAACAATAGCGGATATTCCGAAACACAAAATATAACACTCGGGAATGGAAGTGGAGATTCTATTAGTACAATACTTGGCTTTAACGTACAAGGTCTTCGTATTACATGGACGTGTTCTGTACCTGCGGGACAGCCTGGGGCTGTTATAGAATTCTGTCCGATGTGTGATATTAGTGGAGAACAACGAGGTGGGACAATAGACGGATGAAATGAAGATAGCTCCTAATCTTCAATTTGCTGTTATAGAGCCTACGAAGAAATCTCTTGAAAACTTCGTGAGAATGATTAGATCCGTTTATCAGAATTTTACTACCGCCTTTAACGGAAACATCGGCTTTGGAGATGGTACAAATCTTGATAATATAAATGGCTCTTGGATAAACGTAGTAGCTCCGGTAGCACCTAATACAGACTTTACCGTAAATCATAATCTCGGGAGGATCCCGTCGGGATATTGGATTATGCAAAAAGACAGAGCATGTGATGTATATACAGGCTCCGTAGGAGCGACTACTACGCAGCTTACACTTCGCGCCAACGTAGCTAGTGCCGTTCTTCGTATCTTCGTTATTTGTGTTCTCATGAACTTATTCATCTCGCGTAGCGAAGCTCAGGGTGTTCATCATCAAGAAATAGCTTTAAAGGCTACAACTGCTGCGGGCTCTAGTGGTTTATCAGGCTCTGTAATGCAGCCGATTCCGAGTGCCATTATTACTGTATGTAATGGAAGTGTATTGCCTATAACAGGTTCTACCTGTACCGGACTAGCTTCTATATTTTCGGATGCCGCTTTATCGCTCGCGTTATCGAATCCCTTTAATGCTGATCTTAACGGAAATTATGGCTTTTGGATTAATCCAGGTTCTTATATAATAAGCGTTGGCGGGGCTAATATTACTACGTATAGCTACGCTATTACCTTAGCATGTGGTGTGAGTTCAACTTGCACTTATAGTGGGCCCATGGTGTTCAACGGCTCCCTCGCCGTCAGCGGGGCAGCGACTGTCACGAATCCCTGTACGATGGGAGGCTTCATCTATGTCAGTACAGGCGGCTGCTATACGACTATTCCAGCAGCTATTGCTGCTTTCTCTGGAGGGAACTGCGGAACGATTTATCTGCCGGTTGGAACGCAAACCACAAACATCACGATAAATAGCAGCAACGCATGTTCCAGTTCTGCCAGCCAAATGATCATTCAAGGTTCCGGCAGGCGGTCCACGATTCTCAAGCCTGCTTCTAACGCTGCGGTGATTACACTCGATTCCACGGCGGCAGGCATCCAAGGCGTGGTCCTACGAGACATAGGTTTCGATAACACGGCAACCGGATTCTCGCAGCCTGCGATTCTTGTTCAGGGCGGAAACATAAACGACTGGCATGAGTTTCACCGTCTACGCATGACAGGAGGCTTCAGAAATTCCATCAATGTCACCGGACGCATGGTGTGGTGCGTGTTCGACGAGATTTCCCTGGAGGCCGATGCGGATATAGCTCTGAACATCGTCGAGGGAACCGCGCCGTTCAACTTCAACAAATTCCACGCTGTTGCCATTCAAGGAGCTAACGGGACCTGGGGAGCGCAGTTGAGTTGCACAGGAACCTGCGGCGGGCAATCGCTGCTCATCAAGAATGCTTTCGATATGCTGGATATTGAAGCAGGGAATCCTGGCGGGGGCATTCTTCTCAACAATACGGAAGCCACCTCGATCAAGAATGCGTACTTAGAGACAAATGCTGGAATCCAAATCAGCGCTACCGGAACCTACGCCCGCGCTCTCAGTATCACCGACAGCTACCTCAACACGTCGAACAATACCGTGGACATTTCGGTTACCGCCACGCAAGTATCAGGTGAGATTTCTGGTAACTTGATCGCCAACAGCGGAGCAGGAGCAGCCACGATTTCGATTGCTGGAGGAAGCGGAAACGGGTTCTTCATTCATGGAAACTACGAGCCTAATTCCGGACCGCACACGAACACGGCAGACGGCAACGGCACTTTTCACGCATCTTATTATGGAGCTTATGCCCCGACAGTGGTTACTACCACAGGCTCGCAAACTCCAACGGTCACAGGACTAAACAATCTGCGCTATACCAATGCGAGTCCGGCTACGATCACCAATTTTGTTGGCGGCGATCCTGGTCAGACTCTTACCGTCTGGGATGAAGGCGCGAGCACGGTCACATTCACGCATGGCAACACGACGCTGTTCATGCCGTATGGCAACAGCGTAACGATTTCTGCTGGAGGCTTTTGCCAATTCTTTTACGAACCTGCAAACACCCGATGGGTTGGCAATAATTGCGTAACGGGAACTGCCACAGGCGCAGGCGTGGTTTTCGACAACTCGACGCAGACACTAACAAACAAGACGCTGAATACGCCGCTATCCAACGGAACTGGGCATCAGGCTTTCAACACAGCCACGACATGTACTACTGCTGCAACCATAAACACTCCATGTACTACCGCAGCAATTACGCTTCCGGTGGGATACAGCGACACAAATTATCGCTTGGTGTGTTCTGGACTAACCAGAACAAACTTTCCACAAATCATTGATTACGCGAAATCGAATACGACCTTCACGATCACGCTGAATAATCTAACGGCGGCAGCAGCAACGTATGGATCATTTGATTGTATCGTGGCGCACAATTAGGCATTAGCTGGATGGAAGAACCCATGAACAGCACTTGAGAAAACTGTTAGTCCTAAGTCTGCTGCTCGTTACTTCGTGCTTCACAGAATAGAGGATCTATAAAATGCCAGTACTAAGTCCAAGTGGAATACTTCAATTTCAAATAGGTGACTTAGTTAACGAAGTTTTACTTCGTTGTGAGAATAGAACTAC